GAGCGGCAATACTGCTCGTAAGAAAAAATAGAGTCAATAGAAAATTGTCGATTGACAGTAGAACCGACATACGCTAGAAAACCGAAATGCAGTTACCAACCGAACAAGCCCTGCTCAAGCACATCAACGATTTTTGCGAACGCAACGCTGTTTCGCCATCGCGTTTTGGCGAGGAAGCGGTCAACGACAGGGGCCTTGTAACGCGGTTGAAGAACGGGCGCTCGCCATCGCTCAAGCACGCCCGGAAGATTTACACATTCATGGCAAAGTGGGAGGCCGAACATGAGTAACGGATTTATATACCTGGCAGCGCCTTATAGCGCCGGTGGCGCAGACGATGCGCTAATGCTGAAGCGCTTCTGGCAGATCACGGCGCAGGCCGCGATCCTGGAGGAAGATGGGTTCATCGTATATTCGCCCATTACGTCAGGGCGGCCGCTCGAAGCGTGCGGTCTTGATTTCGATCACGATCAGTGGCTGGAGCGCGACAAGACGTTCGTTGAGAAGGCGCTCTCGCTGTATGTCATGTGCTTGCCCGGATGGGGCGAGTCCGAAGGCGTCAAGCGCGAGGTCGCATGGGCGCTGGAAAGGGAAAAGGCGGTTTTTCACTTCGAACCGGATTATGAGAAGATACAGGAGCGCCTTGAGGCCGCCGACCCTCTGAAGCTTCTAGTAACGGACCCCTTTATTCCTTTTGCCGAGCAGCGCCAGGTTTTGCAAGCATGACGGGCCGCCTCATAGCCCTGACCGGCTTCATCGGGTCCGGCAAGACGACCGCGGCGACGGCGCTGCAACGGTATGCCGGTTTCGAGATCCTGAAATTCGCCGGCCCGTTGAAGGCGATGCTGGCGGCGATCGGGTTGACGCCGGAACACATGGAAGGCCGTTACAAGGAAAAGCCGTGCGATCTGTTGATGGGCGCAACACCGCGCCACGCGATGCAGACGCTCGGCACCGAGTGGGGCCGGGAGTGCATCGACACTGACATCTGGACGCACTTGTGGGCGACCCGGGCGCGAATGCTGCTCGATAAGGGCGTCAATATCGTCGTCGACGATTGCCGGTTCGAGAATGAACTGGCGCTTGTGAAGTCGATGGGCGGCGAACGGGTGCATCTGATTAGCCTCGGAAGCGAGCGGGAAAGCGCTCACGCCAGCGAAGACGGGCTGCCGATCGCCCATAACGACATTGTTATTGAAAATACGATGTCGGGAATTGCGGATTTTGAAGAACTGATTCTTGACCGACTTGGATTACTGAAAGAATGGAGCGAACATCATGCCCAAGGAAACCTCCCCCTCTAAGATATCTGTCGATAGCGGCACACAGCAACACAATGAAGCCGCTCGGCAAATAGCCGACACGATGAACCGCGCCATAGCCGACCGCGACCGCCTCGCCGCGCTCAAAGCGGAACTGGTGGAGGCGTTGGAGAAAGTCTTGCCGCCCCTGCACGGTATTCACGGCGGGCCGCTCGTACAGTTAGTCGCGACCTATGAAGATGGTTCCGATGAGGATACAGCGCGCCACAGAGGCCGGGTGAGCCACGAGAGCGTTGAGGTTGCATATGGCGTCCTAGCCCGCGCACGGGGGGAGTCGTGACATCAGCCTAACCCACCCGCGACTTATCGCCCGGTTGCCGCCACATTCCGGGGCGGCTTTCGGGGTGGCAGCATTCGAAAAGGACTAAGCGATGCGAAACAAACACCCAGGGACGTGTTTCCGATGCGGCGAGAGCGTCGGGGTCGGGGAGGGGCATTTTCAGAAAGTGACGAGCATCGACCGCAAGAAGTGGCCCGATATACGGGGCCAGTGGCAAGTTCAGCACGCGGGTTGCGCGATAAAATACCGGGGAACCGACGTGCATTATCGGTTCGCGCCCGAAGTGACCGAAAAGGAATCAACCGCATGACCACACTAGCTTTAGACCTCGGCACGAAGACCGGCTGGGCTGCGGCCTCCGGCGACAACATCATATCCGGGGTGGAGACGTTCAAGAACGATCGTTTCAGCGGCGGCGGGATGCGGTATCTGCGCTTCGGCAAATGGCTGAAAGAGACGCACGGCCACCTTGAGATAAAGACTGTTTATTTCGAGGAAGTCCGCCGCCACGCCGGAACGGACGCAGCCCATGTGTATGGCGGCTTGATGGCGGTGCTGACAGCGTTCTGCGAGGAACATAAAATCCCGTACCAGGGCGTTCCGGTTGGGACGATCAAAAAATTCTGGACCGGCAAGGGTAACGCCCCGAAGGATGTGATGATCGCGGAGGCGATCGAGCGGGGCTTCAACCCGATTGACGATAACGAGGCGGACGCTTTGGCGCTGCTGCATTGGAGTTTTGAACAATGAAATGGATCCTCGTACTTGTCATCCTGCACACCAGCGCGGGCGAAGTGACAGCAGAAGCCGCCGTGGTATCCCGGCATGAGACGATGGCGGAATGCTTCAAGGCGTTTGAAGGCTATCGCCGGTACGTCGTGAGAACCGGGCAATTGATCTGTAAGGAGATTGAACTGTGAGCCGCGCCGTTAATGTTCTCGATTTTGTGCATAGCCAGCCGTGCGGGGAATGCAGGGGCGCGCTGTTCGTCGTCGACGGCGACGGTGAGGGTAAGTTCTGGCTCCTGTGCATGGATGTTAACAAAAAAGGTTGCGTCCACACGAAGCCTTTAGATGAAGACTTGGTAGTCGAAGAATGAGAAGCCTTTTCCCTTACCAGCAACTTGGCGTCGAGTTTCTGCAGAGCCAGAAATACGCCGCCCTGTTCGACGAGCCCGGGCTAGGCAAGTCGACGCAGGCCGCAAGGGCGTGGAGCGCCCTCGGGCTGAAATCCGTGCTGGTGATCTGCCCCGCATCGATCAGGCTCGTCTGGCCGAAAGAGATACTGGCGTGTGATGCCGGCGACTACGTCGTGCTGGAATCGAAGAAACACCGCCCGATGCCGGGCAGGATAAATATCTGTTCGTACGACCACGCGATGCGCTATGCCGACCGCTTCTGCGAACGCCAATGGGATGCGCTGGTGCTGGATGAAGCGCATTTTCTGAAGTCCCTGAAAGCGGCGCGCACGAAAGCCATTCTAGGAAGGAACGCATCCGTGGGCGGAATCGCCGCCCACTGCGACCGCATCTACGCGCTGACCGGCACGCCGATGCCCAATAACCCGAGCGAGCTCTACCCGATGATGCGGTCTTTGTTTTCCGACGCGATCGAGAACCGCCAGGGCAAGCCGATGACCTATTGGCAGTTCGTCAACCGGTACTGCGTTACCCGCAACAACGGGTTTGGAATCGAGATCGTGAAAGGCAAGAACCTGCACGAATTGCGCGACAAGCTGCGCGGCCGGGCGTTGCGCCGAACAGTGAAACAGGTTCTGAAAGACCTGCCGCCGTTTCGCTATGACACGTTGCCTGTCGAGGGCGATCTGAAAGGGCTGCCGGACGACGAGCGCAAGCAGGTAGAGCGCATTTTAAAAGAGAGCGACGACCCGCTGGCGGCGCTGAACAGAGCCGCCGGTCATGTCGCCACGCTACGCCGCATGACGGGGCTCGCCAAGGTGCCGGGCCTGCTGAAATGGATTGCGGAAAGCGGGATTGAGAAGGCCGTTATCTTCGCCCAGCACAAGGATGTTATTGCGTCTTTGATGTCGAATTTAGAGAATGCAGTCGGCATACAAGGATCGACAACGCCGGCGGATCGCGAGAAAGCCGTGTCGGATTTTCAGGATGGGCGAGCTCAGTATTTCGTCGGCCAGATGCAGGCGGCGGGTACGGGTATCACGCTGACAGCGGCGAACACGGTCATCTTCGTGGAGTCGTCGTGGGTGCCGGCGGAGAATGAACAGGCGGCGAAGCGGATCCACCGCATCGGGCAGGACAAGCCGTGCATCGCGTATTTCGCAACGATCCCCGGTTCGCTCGATGAACGGATCATGGAGGCGGTTGCACGCAAGACCGCCGATATCGAGGCGCTGGGCTTATGAGCACATATTACAACGAGATCGACAAGCAGGCGGCAAGCTGGCTGCGCGAGTTGGTGAAACAGGGGTTGATCCCCGATGGAGAAGTCGATGACAGAGATATGCGAGACATCGAGCCGCGGGAGCTCGATGGGTTTATCCAATGCCACTTCTTTGCCGGAATCGGTGGCTGGGCTCATGCTCTCCGCCTTGCAGGGTGGCCCGATGACCGGCCCGTGTGGACCGGCTCCTGCCCTTGCCAGCCTTTCAGCCAGGCAGGCCAAGGCGGCGGGGTTGATGACGAAAGACACTTATGGCCCGACTGGCGATGGCTCATTGACCAGTGCCGACCTCCAGTCATCTTTGGAGAGCAGGTTGCGAGCAAACTTGGAAGGTCTTGGCTCGCCGGAGTACAAGCTGACCTGGAAGCATTGGCCTATCGACGGGCAGCAGCCGATCTGTGCGCTGCGGGCGTCTACTCCCCGAACATCCGTCAAAGACTCTGGTGGGTTGCAGAAGGCGGGTTGGGTAACGCCGTCAGTGCGCGACTGGAAGGACACGGCGGGGATGGCGACGGAGGGAGTGAACCCGGACGGGTCGGTCAGGACGCGGCTCGATCAGCTTCCCCGGCAGGCGCAATTGGCGGGTCGGCCGACGCCGATGGCCGTCGAGAGAAACAGCAGCCCGGAGACGATGGAGAAGCGCCTTGCTGCGAGGAAGAAGCGCGGCAAGAATACCGTGCCGCTGTACCTGAACGAAGCAGCGCAACTGGCTTCTGGTCCGCCTTCGACATCCTCCACTGCACCGACGGAAAAGCGCGGCGCATTGAACCCGGCACATTCCCGTTGGCTCATGGGGTACCCGCCCGAGTGGGACGACTGCGCGGTTACGGCAATGCCATCAACCCGCACGTCGCGAAAGTCTTCATAGAATCTTATCTTGAATGTCGAATTTAACGAATAAAGGAGAACGACAAAATGGAAGTAACTTTTGAGATCGTACGACCGGCGCAGTTCCGTATCGTTGCGGATGCGCTGGCCCGCCTGGCGGATGAGGCCGAGGGGCTAGTGGGTATCTCCGCTGCTGAACGTGAGGCATTCTATGCCGAAGTAAACGTTGGCGAGACGGCTACGGAAGCCGCCGAAACCCCCGCACCGCCTGAAGCCGACGACGACACCAAACCGGTTCGCGGCAAGAACGCGGAAGAATTCGCTGACAAACTCATCGAGGCATTCCCTTTGTACACTCCGGATGAGTGGGAAGTGCAGCTCGAACGGTTGCCGAAGAAGCTGCAGAAAAAGGTCCAGGACGCCGTCGCGGAAAAACCCGCCGAAGATGACGAGCCGGAACTGCCGCTTGAAGAAGCCGAAGAACCGGAAGTCGAGAACGACGATATCCTCGACATCGATGAGCCGGAAGAAGTCGACCCCGATCTGGAAGACGTGTCCTACGAACAGCTAAAGCAGCTCGGCGAAAAGCTCGTCCTGTCGCTGCCGCAGGGCGAAAAGCAGATGGACATGACGGCGAAAATCCGGGCCGTGCTGAAAGAGTTTGGCGCTGACCGGTTCGCGCGGGTTCCCGAAGACAAGGTGAACGCGGTCTACGTGATGTTGAAGGATCTCGGCTAATGGACCCGGCGATAAAATGGGCCTTGGGGGCCGCCCACCGGCGCCAGCTAAGGCAGCTAGCCCGCAAGGCCAAGCGCGACGATAATAACGTCAAATACCGGGAGAAAGAGAAGCGACGGGTCCGCGATTCGTTAGCCAAATTCGGGCTTTCCTACAGCGTATATGAGTGGGGAGGCGAGGCATGAGCGCGCACAGCCAGAACAGCCCGTCGTCGTTCAAGCGACGGCGGGCGTGCCCCGGGAGCCGCGCCGCCGAGGCGAAGTACCCGGACCGGGAATCGCCACACGCCGCCAAAGGCACTGTCGTTCACCACATAGGCGAGCAATGCCTGCTGCACGGTAACGAACCGGCGGAATTCCTGGGCGATGTCATCGACGATATCGAAGTCGATGAGGACATGGTTGCCGGCGCGGTGGTTTACGTCGATTACTGCCAGTCGCTGATCGCCAAATCCGAAGCCCACATGGTCGAGGAAAAATTCCCTCTGCCGTTCCTCGGCCCGGATGAGAAAGGCACCGCCGACTTTGTGTGCCTGCACGGGCGAATTCTCGAAGTCGTCGACTACAAGAACGGCGTTGTTTACGTCGACGCCGACGAAAACGAGCAGGGCGTCTGCTACGGCATGGGCGCCGCCCATCGGTTTCACAACCGCGAGTGGGATACGCTTCGCATCACGATCGTGCAGCCGAACGCGATCGGCAAAGAGGCTATCCGCTATTGGGATACGCCCCGCTCTGAACTCATGGACTATCTCTTTGAATTCAACGATGCGGCGCAAGCCACCTGGGCGGAGGATGCGCCGTTAATAGCGGGCGAGCACTGCAAGTTCTGCAAGGCGGCCGCCGATTGCCCGGCGCTGAAAGCCGCTGCGCTGAAAGACGCGCAGGACGGGTTTGGAGTCGTCGAGGATTACGACACCGCCAAGCTGGCGGAAGCGCTCGGCCAGATACCGTTGCTGAAACAGTGGATGGCGGCGGTCGAAGACAAGGCGCTCGCTGCCGCGCAGGCAGGGTCGCCGCCCGACGGGTACAAACTCGTTGCGTCCCGCGCGACCCGCTACTGGAAAGACGAGCCCGGCGCTGTCAAGGCGCTCCTGAAATACGGGCTTGATGACAAAGACCTCTACAAACGGAGTTTCAAGACTCCGCCTCAGATCGAAAAGGTCGTCGGCAAGAAACAGTTCGAAGCTGATCTTGCGGATGACCTCGTCGAGAAGCGGTCCACCGGCGTGTCGCTCGCGACACTCGATGACCCGCGGCCACCCGTTCGCCCGTCGGCGAGCGAAACTTTTGAAGCAGTTTGATTACTGAAAGGACTGAAAACATGGCAAACTTGAAAGCCTGCTCCGAGGCGCCGAACGGGGATATCATCACGCCGCAGGGGCGCATGTCGTATGCGTTCCAGGCGTTCAAAGGCCAGGAAAACGACAAGGGCGATTTGCGCTACACCCTGTCGATGCTGTTTCCGCCCGACGCCGATCTGAAGGCGTTGAAGCTGAAAATGCTGGCGATCGCAAAAGAGAAAACCGGCGACGACGCGAAGGCGAAAGCCGAAGTGAAGAAGCGGTTTCTGGACCCGGTCGAGAAGGGCAACGACGCCGAGCTGTTCGACGGCTGGACGCTGTTGCGTGTCTCGTCTCCGTCGAAGCCGGGGTTCATCTTCGCCAACGGCAAGGAATGCCCTTCCGACGATTACGATCAGGAAGTCTATTCCGGCCGCTGGGCGCGTATCTCCGTTGCGCCGTACTGGTTCGATGTGGGCAAGAACAAGGGCGTGACCTGTGGGTTGCAGAACGTCCAGTTGCTGTCTCACGACGAGCCTATCGGCGGGGCGAAACCGCGTGCCGGCGATCAGTTCGAGGCAGTTGCGGAGGAAGGCGGCAACGTCGATTCCGCGGACGATCTTTTCGATGACGATGACGGGGATCTGTAATGCCCGAGATCGGTCATAACTCCAAGGCCGGCGGGACGCTGGGTAAGTT